TTTTCTTAAACAATAACGGAACTGAAGTCAGTCACTACACAATCGACGGAAAACAAATTCCCGATTCTGGCGTGGGCTCGATGGTTGTTTTTTATGGCAACGATGAAGGATTATTAAATCGCGCTGGTCGCACAATTCGCACAGGTGCGGAACTAGAACGAGCAGCTGCAAACTACGCTCGCGAACCTGTCCCGTCCATGGTATTAAAATCTAATGGCACAGCTTTACCAGCTGATCGAATTGCAAAATTACTTGAGTCATGGGGCGTCGCTCGACGTAATCGCTCGACCGCGTTTCTTAATGCGGACGTCGAGTTACAAACAGTCGGCTTTGATCCTGAGAAATTACAGCTCGCACAAGCTCGTTCCTACATATCGACCGAATTGGCGAGGGCGATCGGAATTCCGGCGTTCTACGTTGACGCGGAAACTGGATCGAGCATGACTTATTCCAACGCCAACGTTACCCGCAAAACCCTTTTAGATTTTAGTTTGATTCCGCTGATGACCAGCATATCCACGCGATTAAGTATGCCTGATTTTATTCCATCATCTCAGACAGTTAATTTTAGACTTGAGGATTACTTGCGTGGAAGTGAAGCGGAACGCGTAGCAATTTACAAAACATTATTTGAAATCGGCGCAATCAGCGTCGAGGAAATCCGACAAGCTGAGGAAATGATTAAATGAAGCTAAATATGCCGCTAACAATTACGTCAGCCGATAGCGAATCTCGCACTATTACCGGACGCGTCGTAACATGGAACGAAACTGGATCAACGTCCGCCGGACTTACGACGTTTAAGCCAGAATCTATCGCCACTAAGAACGTTAAATTATTACTTGAACACGATCGCACTCGACCAATCGGAAAGGTTCTATCTATGACCGCAACCGAACAGGGAATCGACGCGACATTTAAGATCGCGGAAACAACAGCCGGCAACGACGCATTAGTAGAAGCTGCGACGGGTTTGCGCGATGGTTTTAGTGTGGGAGTTAAAGTTAACGCGCATGATTTCGTCGATGGCGTTCTGGTCGTTGCTAAAGGTTCACTCGATGAAGTGTCTTTAGTTTCAGAGCCAGCAATCGACAGCGCTCGAGTTAGCCAGGTTGCAGCGAGCGAAACAGAAACAGATGAAGTCGAATCAACCGATGAAAATTCTGAGTCCTTAGATGAGGAAACAGAAGAAACAAATCCAACAACTGAAGGAGTCGAAGTGTCAGACACTACCGAAACTGCTCCTGCCGAAACATCGGTAGAAGCGTCAAAACACGTTCCAATGGCTTACACCGCACCACGTTCGCCAATCGTCGATAAGGTTTCTTATCTACAGTATTCACTCAAGGCGTCAGTTCTACACGATGAGGACGCTCGTCAATATGTTAAGGCTGCCGATAACACAACATCAACAGCTCCGGGCATGGTTCCAACACCACAGAGCCGCACAGTTATCAACGCACTAGCTAATGCCGATCGTGGCATGATCGACGCAATCAGTCGCGAAACGTTAACCGCTACAGGCATGACTTTCGAGCTGCCTAAGGTCACAGCGGTTCCAACTGTTTCAGATATTGCCGAAAATTCTCCAATAACAGAATCAAGCTTAAGCGCAACTTATCTAAGCGTTCCTGTAAATTCTTTCAAGGGTCGCGCAATCTCAACGATCGAACTTATCGACCGCTCAGACCCATCGTACCTAACAGCATTACTCCAGAATTTGGAATTTGCTTACGCAAAAGCGACTGAGGATTTCGTAACTCTCGGAATTTACAACGACGGAAGCTCAACAGCACAGGCAGCAAATACAGCAGCAGGATTCCTCGGCTATACATCAAAGGCTTGCGCCGACGTGTATGGATCATCACTAGGATTCGCTCGTTCACTCGTAGTTTCTCCAACACAATGGGGCAACATCATGGGCTATAACGACAATGGCGCCCCTCTTTACAATGCGGCGCAACCTAGCAACCAAGGCGGAAATGTTCGCGGCGATTCGCTTCGTGGCGTAGTTTCTCCGGGTCTAAATCTATTCGTTTCACGTTCAATCGGAAACGTCGGATTAACAACAGCTGAAGGCGATCTTTCAATGGTTGTCATTAACCCAGATTCATACACATGGTACGAGAGCCCACGTTTCGAGCTTCGCACTAACATCAACTCCGACGGCACCATCGATATTCTTTACTATGGTTACGGCGCACTAGCTCCAAAGGTCGCACTGGGCGCCCGCTGGAATAATCTCGCGTAAATAAATAATCATCGGTCGTTTCGCTCCCGAGGCGACCGAGCAGAATAAAGAGAGGATCGCTAATGCCAATTATCACCGCGGACGAACTTCGCGCCGTTCTAGGCGTTAGCGATTCTCTTTACCCTGACGCATATCTCGATCTCATGATTTTAAGTGCTGAGGGTGCGATCCTTCCGCTATTAACTGGCTATCAGTCAGCGATTACAGGGATCGAAGTCAAAGATGGCATGGCGTTCTATACGACTCAACGGATTAACTATTTCGTTCCGGGTCAAGCTGTAATTATCTCAGGCTGCGGAAATGCGTTCGATCTAACAGTTACAGTCAACGATCACAGAATCGCGCCATACATATTCACAACCGCAACAGCTGCACCAGATCAAATTTTTACACCTAAGATTCCCGCTGGCTTAGCCGTATTAAATGGCTCAACAGCTGAGGATTTATATTCAGGCGTAGCACCCGTAAAGTCGGCGCTGCTAGTCGTATCAGTCGAAGTCTTTCAGTCAATAACAGCACCGGGTAACACTACGGCGCAACTAGATTTCCAGCCTAGCCCGTTCGTGTTAGGTCGATCATTACAAAATCGCGTCGTCGGATTATTAGCTCCGTTTATTGACATGGAAACGATGGCTCAATAATGACAACAATTCAGGCTAATGTCCGCGCACCGCTAGCGACCGCTCTCGCTGGCGTAGCTGCGTCGGTTCACGAATCAGTTCCCGAAGCTCTAATCGCTCCAGCTGCGATCATTATTCCCGGAACTCCTTATCTGGAAACGAAACTAATTAGCAGCTCAGTTCAAGTCAAAATAAATTTTACAATCACAGCCGCCGTCGCGTTCAACAATAACGCGGGCGCTCTCGATAATCTCGAGAAGTTAGCACTACAGATTCTCGCGGCTATTCCGTCGGGATACGTTGTCGGCGACGTTTCGCGTCCGTCGATCACTACGTTAGGTTCGAGTAATTTTCTTACTTCGGATATTGACGTTTCCACTTACTACAAGCAAGAAAACTAGGAGATAAAATGCCAACAACAATCGTAACGGGACGCGACATCACTTTCACAATCGACGCCGCCAACTATGACGCTCAAGCAACATCAGCAACACTTACAATCGAAAGCACAATAAATACATATCAGACTTTAGACGGAAAAGCGTTTTTTACGACTGATTCCCAAGGTACTTTCGCGGTCGAAATGCTCGCGGACTGGACAGCTGGCGGATCATTGTGCGCTTCACTATGGAACGCAGCAGACACCGCACCGAATACACCTCTTTCAGTATCCTTTACAGCTGCGAGCGGATCAGTATTTACATTTGACGTCCAACCTGTATTCCCAAGCGCGGGCGGTACAGCACCGGACGCTCAGACAGTTTCACTAAGCTTTACTTGCGTGACCACGCCAGTTCTAGTATAAAAAGGAGATCGGGAGCATGAAGTTACAAATACAGATCGAAACGAACGACGGAAAAGTTACTACGACAACAGCTCAGCCACCTGAGTTCGCGAAGTGGGAACAGAAAACAGGATTCACAATTCAACAGGCGCAAGAAAAGATCGGAATTTCCGACTTAATGTTTTTGGCGTGGAACGCTTTAAGACGTGAGGCTGGCGGCAAGCCCGTTAAGCCTTATGAAATTTGGTGCGATACTGTCGTCGATATTACTGTCGGAAATGACGAAGTCCCAAAAGTCACAGCCGAGGAAGCCTAAGCTATCTAATCGTAGAACTGTCAATCGCGACAGGAATTCCGATGAGTGAGTGGGTGGACGCGGCGGATATATTGGCAGCGCTCGAGATAATGGAGAAGCGAAATGGCGGAAAGTAAGGACGTCGTCCAGTACGACAAAGCCGAACTTCGCGCCATTACTGGGGCGTTTAAGGCGATGGACGATGAAGCCATCTCTCAAGCTAAGACTCAATCGGGAGCGCTTGCTAGTTATTTACAGGGCAAGGTCATCTCGGCAGCTAGTCAATTAAATTCCGCGCCTGTTGCTAGTCGAATCGCTGAGGGTTCGCGAGTGAGTAAGTCGTCTAAAATTGGCGAGATCGGTTTCGGTTACGCAGCTCAGAAATTTAGCGGCGGCGCTACGACTCAACAATTATGGGGCGGCTCAGAATTCGGATCAAACAAATTTAAGCAATTCCCGATCTGGTCGGGATCAACCGGACGAGGATCGACGGGTTATTTTATTTACCCAACGCTTCGAGCTGAGCAAAGTTATCTAATTGCTGAGTGGGAAAAGGCGTTTACTTCAATAGTTAAGAGGTTCGACTAATGGCGGGCGATGGATCAAGAACACTTAAGCTCTCAATCCTTGCCGATGTCGATAACCTAAAAAAGGGACTGACTCAAGCTGGCGACGACACCGATTCTTTCGGAAGTAAGTTAGGCGGTTTCGGTAAAGCTGCGGGCTTAGCGTTTGCGGCAGCTGGCGCAGCTGCGCTTGCTTATGCTGGAGTATTGCTAGTTGATGGCGTTAAATCGGCGATCGAGGACGAGGCAGCTCAGGCGAAACTTGCGACCACTTTACAGAACGTCACCGGAGCGACCGACGCACAGATCGCGGCGACTGAGTCATGGATTACCACTCAGGGACTATCTCTGGGCATTACAGACGACGAATTACGTCCAGCGCTAGAAAGATTAACTCGCGCAACTGGCGACGTCGGAGAAGCTCAGAAACTGGCTAGTTTAGCGTTCGACATTTCAGCGGGCACAGGTAAGTCACTCGAAGCCGTATCTAATGCGTTAGGTAAAGCCGTCGAGGGCAATACCGGAGCGCTCGGAAAATTGGGAATCGGAATTTCGGCAGCTGATCTCAAGTCGATGAGCCTTGAGGAAATCACCGCGAAACTTGCTGGAACTTTTGGTGGACAGGCAACCGAGAAAGCCGAAACGTTTGCGGGTAAAGTCGATAGATTAAAACTGGCGTTCAACGAAGCTAAAGAAAACGTCGGATCGTTCGTACTCGACGCATTAACGCCGTTAGTATCTAAATTCGTCGATAAGGTAATTCCAGCCGTAACCGCTCTTTCATCGCAAATTGGAGAAAAGTTACAGCCTATCTTTAAGTCACTTGGATCATTTTTAACCGATTCAATTATTCCAGTATTAACCGATCTATGGGATTACATATCTGTAAACTTGTTACCATTATTTATTTCAGTCGGCGCATTTATTAACGACGTCTGGATTCCAGCTCTCAAAGCGCTATGGGGATTTATTCAGGACTACTTAGTCCCAATCTTTAAGGCTGTTTTAACTCCAGTAATTGAGGGACTTAATACTGTATTTAAGAAACTGACAAAATTCATTGAGGATAATAACGCGGTCTTTACATTTTTAGGCGCGGTAATTAGCGTGATCGGCGGAGCTGCAAAAATCCTAGCGCCTATCATCGGAACCACTTTAGGGCTTGCATTTAAGGGAGTCGGCTTACTTATTGACGGCGTAAGCCTGGCTATCTCGGGCGTCGTTGCGGGAATTAACTTAGCCATCGACGCGATTAACTTACTTATTAAAGCCTATAACGTCGTAAACAATTTATTCGGCGGTAAAGATTTAGCGCTTATTCCAGAAATTGTTTTATCTAAAGGCGCTAAAGCTGCGTCAGTTACACCAGCGGCTGCGAAAGCGGTTAAAGATGAAATCGCTAAAGAGGTGGGCGACGTAGCTAAACAAGTGGCTAAAGAAACCGCCGAAATTACAAAGACAGCTGCAAAGGCTAGTGCTGCAACCGCAACCGCCGTCGTTAAAGATGAACTCAAAGCCGGACTAGGTGGAACTACGGGCAACATTGGTGAAGCCATGTTTAGAATCCGCCAGATGGAATCGGGATTTATTCCGCCAGTCGTTCCAGTCGGGACAGATGTCGGCGAGCGCATGTTCGCAATCCGTCAACGTGAAGCGGGAATCACAGCGCCAGTCATTAACGTAAACGTTTCTGGAGCAATCGACCAAGAGGGCACAGCTCGAACCATCGTCAACACGCTAAACAATAGTTTCTTCCGCGGCACTAATGGCGCTAATGCTCTGGAATTCGCATGACAGTTTT